GCTGGAAATGTCAAGGCTGGAGCTTATGGCAAAGAGCATCAGCCGGTTGACATACATAAACACGATTAGTGGAGAATTCGGCGGAGATGAAAGAAACGCCAAAACAACACGGGGGATTCTTGACGGTAGCAGATACAAAAGATACAGCACGCAGGAACGTGGATTGATAGGTTTATCTGTAAGGGATTATTCCGAAATCGCAGAGCACATTTTCATAGAGGAAGGAATGGGGAATATCGGCACAAAGGAAATAAGGGAAATGGTCAGGACGCATGAAGCGATGACCGGAAACAAACCCGTTCTATTCCTTGACTATCTGCAATTATTAGCTCCTGCGGATGCCAGAGCAAGCGACAAACAGAACATGGATAAAAGCATAATGGAACTGAAACGGATATCACGGGACTTTAATATACCAGTGGTAGTCATATCCAGCCTTAACAGGGCGAATTATGCAACGGAAACAGGGATAACAGAACTTGCTTTTAAGGAATCCGGAGCAATCGAATACAGCGTGGATATCCTTATGGGGCTGGAATTCTCCAATACGAAGACGATGGAAGACGTAAGAAAGGCAAAGGCGAGAAACCCACGGGAGATTGACTTAAAGATTATTAAGAATCGTAACGCAGGAATACCGGCAGAACCGCTTCAGTTTAACTACAATCCGTTGTTTAACTATTTTGAAGAAGTATAAACAAAAGGGGGATTAGATGGACGGAACCAGCGCAGTTGACTTTAACAGCATTTTCGATATAACACAGGCGGAAAACGAGCGATTTAAGCCAGTTTACAGAGGGAACGTAGCCAAACTACCAAAGGGCGATAAAAACCCGTCAGAACGGCATATAAAGCCCCTAAACAGCACGCAGGAAGCACGGACACGGTTGCAACGTGAAGCGGATAGAAGAAAGGCTGAACAAGAAAAGTACCGCAAAGGAATATCGAAACATCAGGAAGCAATCAGGAAATCAGGAACGCTAAGAAACGAGATAATGCACGGGATACTTCAAGGGGAAGATACAACGGCACTGCTTTTGAAAGCATGTGAGTGCATTTCACTTCAGACCGGCGAAGATGTATTTTACATACAGGCGAAGGAAAGCATACGGAGCATTTACGGGTATGCGTTTGGGAATCCGTACCCGCTCCAGCTGGAGTTAGGAGAAACGAAGGATCGGTTAGAAAAGCTCCTACAGGCAGAACAGAAAGCAGATAGCCCAGACCGGAAACGAAGGTTGCAGGGAGCGATACGGGAGCACCGGAAGAAGATACAACAGATTGAAGAGAGCCTACGGAAGTAGGCTTTTTTTATTGCCGGAGCATGTGCAATGAGCACGCCGACCATAATATAAAATAGCATAAAATAGCGTAAAATAGTATTGAATAATCGAAAACATGAGTATATAATATGTGTAGGAGATATGAGTATAAAACATGTGTATAAAACATACACACTGAAGGGAGCAGAAAATGAACGGAGTGATGAGAGTAGAACAGCAGATAGCAATAAACGAATCTGCGGAACTGGTAGCACGTTTTATCAAGTTTGCCCAGGTATCAGAGAGGACGGCGGAAACATATTTGAAAGCACTAAGGCAGATGATGAACTATTTTTCCATTAATGGAATAACACAGCCTACGGAAGAAAACCTGATAGATTGGAAGAACTGGATTATATGCCACGAAGAAAACGGGCAGGAAGTGAAGCATGCACCGGCAACAGTTAATCTGTATGTCACAGCGTGCAGGAGATTCTTTAACTGGCTGGATCGAGAGGGCGTTTACAGGGATATCGGCAAATATCTGAAGGGCGTAAGAATCGACAGGGAGCCGAAAAAAGATTATATGACCGCTTCACAGTTGCGTCAGGTTATTGGAGAAACAGACAGGGATACTGTAAAAGGGTTGCGAGATTATGCGCTTCTGGTACTGGCTATAACGGGCGGGTTACGGACGATAGAACTTGCACGGGCTGATATCAAGGACTTGACGATAAGAGGAAACAACACGGTTCTTTATGTACAGGGCAAAGGACGCAACGAGAAAAACAAGTTTGTAATCGTACCGGAAGGAACGGAAAGGGCTATACGGGCATATCTGAAAGTCAGAGGAAACACAGAGGGGACAGCTCCGTTATTTGCATCATTAAGCAATAACAGCAAAGGCGGACGCATGACAACACGGGCGATAAGCGGAGTTATCAAGGACTACATGAAGCGGGCAGGATTCGATAGCGAGAGGTTGACCGCTCATTCCATGCGACACAGCGCAGTTACGATATCACTTCTGGAAGGGGCAACACTGGAAGAAACCCAACAGTTTGCACGGCATACAGATATCAATACAACATTGATCTATGCGCATGGATTGGATGCAGACAATAACGGCTGTAGCAGGTTGGTTGAAAAAGCATTGTTTTAGGAATACGGGGAGCCGGTAGCGACTCCCCCCATTTAACGGGCTATGTAATATTATGAGTGAAGGGAGAGGAACCATGAAAAAGTACACGACACAAAAGAACTATGAAGACCTGTATTCTATCGGGACAAAGGTGATGCAAATCAGCAGGGCGCTAAGAATCGTAGCAGAGGACACAACAGACCGCTTCAAAGCCCATGATTTACAGCAGAACATGGAAGTGCTTTACTTACTGGCAAACAATCTGGATGAAGTTGCAGAAAGTCTGGACGTGCTGGACGAATACAGAGCAAAACACGGGGAGAAGGTAGCAGATATTCTTTGATAATTTTTTCTGTAATATATATTTGTTGTATTTTGTGTTAAAATGAATGACGAGGGTATCAAACAATACAAAGAAACACTATTGCCAAAGGTAGGTATACTGCGTATTTATACACACAAAGTATACACATGTTTTATACGCATAGGAGCACGGAATGGAAGGAAAGAAGAGAGCACGGATAATTGCTTTAGCAAACGAAAAAGGCGGAACCGGCAAAACAACGACAACATGCAATCTGTCAGCAGGACTACGCAGGGCGGGGTACAAAACACTGATGATTGACCTTGACGCACAATGCAGTTTAAGCAAGAGTTTGTTGGCACTCGATGAAGCACACAGCATTATGTTGCCAATGGCGGGGATCGAGCCGATAGAAAACGTGATACAGGCGGACAATTTAGCCCAGGGCGATATCATAAGCTCTATTCGCACACTGACAACGGTAGATATTCTTCTGGATGAAGCGGAAAAGATGTTTGCTTTAAGGGATGCGCTGGAACCGATTCTTGAACGGTATGATTACATATTGCTGGATTGTCCTCCGGCGCTGTCTACTCTAACGATAAATGCATTAGTAGCCAGCACGGAAGTTATCATACCGACAGAAGCGAAGACCTTTGCCTTTAAGGGCGTTGAGGAAATACTGAAGACGATACAGACGGTTCGGAAACGGTACAATCCAAATCTAAAGATAGGCGGTATACTGATAACCCGATATGACGGGCGCACGGTATTGGCACGGGAAATGTTGGACGTGTTCAGACAGAAAGCAGAAGAAGCCGGCACAAAGGTATATTCAACACCAATAAGGGAAAACATAGCGATAGCGGAGTCGCAGGCATATTTAACTGATATCTTTGCAGGAAGCCCCAAGAGCAACGGGGCAAAGGATTACAAAGCACTGGTAGATGAAGTGATAGCAGACGGGGAGAAGCAGGACAATGCAGACGAGCAATAAAACAATACTGGACTTCTTGAAAGGCGTACACGAAACACAATGAAACATCGTTATAGTGTGCCTTTACCGGAGAACTAAACCATACGATGAAGCAGAAGAAGATTTTATGGGGTACTGTCAATCACGGGAACTGATTCGACTCGGAACGGTATCAGAGCTTCTGGGAGAAAATGCAGACTTTGAACCGTTATCGGAAGAACTGGCAAAGGCACATTACGAAGAAGACAGAGAAGGGAATGTTAGAACAAATCAAATTACAGGGAGTGTACTGCTAACTATATCGGAGAAAGGAACGAAAGATGGGGAAGCGGAAAAAGACCTTTGCTGAACAGTTGGCGAAGGTACAAGATAAAGAAGACGTTGTAGAACAGATACTGCATGTTCAGACAAGACCGGCAGAAACGCCACCGGCAGGAACGATAACAATAGAACAGCTTCCGGAAGAATACCCGCCAGTAAGAACAATAACGATTAGCGATGACGTACCGGAACCGAAAGATAAGGGCTATCAGATAAAAGTAAGAAAGAAGGAACCCAGGAACCGCCGGTTACAATTATTAGTAACGAAGAGTCTGTATAGCCGGATCGAGCGGGAAGCGAAACGGCTGGACGTATCCGTTAATGAATTGGTAAACACCATTCTGGACGATGTAATCAAATAAGAGAGGACTAAACATTATGGGAGAAATCAAAGTTTATACAGTTGAGGAAATCGCAGAACTGCTGAAGGTAACGAAAACAACGGTTTACAGTTACATAAAGAAAGGCGAACTGAAAGCGAAGAAGATTGGCAAATATTACCGAATCACGGAAGAATCTCTGCGGGAATTCATCGAGGGTTAAAAAGTTTTAACTTCCGTAAATTATCATTAGCGGAAGTTAAAAATGATGGTTTTGAAGCGGGTTGGAAAGGTTGGATTTAACCGCTTCACATAGCGGAAAAGCAAAGGGTAAATATATTGACCGCTAAAAGAAAACCGCTGTAATCGAACGTCAGAGCTTTTAATATAGGAGTTTTATGATAATGGGTAAAGAAATCGACAAGATAACATGGATACCGCCAAAACCAATAGGGCGGGTAAGCGTAGAAGACCCAGAGGAAAAATACGGGGAACCTGTCATTACCGGAAACCACAATCTGACATTGGAAGAAAGCATATCTTTATCAAGAGAATTTAACGGACAGCAAAGCAATGAAGATGTTCTGGAACAGTTTGCACAAAGTCTGACAGATGAGCAATGGAACGATATCAGGCAGATATTACAGCAAATGCCGGTAGCAGGGGAAGACACATACATAGAAACCGATATCATTCCGGCTACGCTGGTATATCTGGGAAAGCTTCAAGAGCGAAAGCATTACAGCCGTAAGATGCAGGGGAACTATGATGAAATTATGGCGGATGCACTGGCAGAAATAGAAAAGCTGGAAAAGGAAGACTTCCTGCGCTGGCTGGATCGAGCCAAGAAGCACGATATAAAACCTATAACGGAAGAAGACCGGAAGTTATACGGGGACGGGCTATTAGCCGAAGACACGGAAACGGCATATGAATGGCTGGCAGAAAGATGCAGACCGTTTGAGTATGCGTTAGAAGAATGGGGGCAAGACACGCAGGAACTGAAGCGGTTAATAGAAGACCATGTAAAAGAATGGTTCCCAAAAGAAAAACGCAGATATCGCAAAGCTGAAGACGCTCAAGGAATTATAGAAAAGGCGGACGGAAGAACGCCGATTATAACAAACGTAGATTATAACGGAGCCTTGAATTTCGGAGAAACGGGGAAAGCATATTTGCAGGAATATGACCCGGCGCAATTACCGGAAGAAGAAAAAGACAGATTCGACATAGCAGAAGCGGAAAACACGAACTTTGTATTTGAAGACGGGAAACTGTTTTTATCGGTAATGCAAGACGGAATCCTCAGAAGAATTATGCCAGCGCAGTTACAGAACCTAAAAACCGGCAAGCACATCGACCAGATAGATACAGGGCTGTTAAAAGTTGCTTTTGGGTTTATTGTACATGCAAAATCAGAAGACCCGGGGATTCAACGGGTAAAGATATATATACCGGATTTTTACCACGAAATGACCGGTAAGAGAAACGTACCAGCAACATCATATCTTCACGATGAACACGGCAATATCATACTGGACGAAAACGGCAATAAAAAGACACGTAAACCGGGATTTAAGGATAGGTTGATAGATACCATACAACGGGAATATCAGAACGTAGGCGGTATGATTTATGAGCCAGGCGGACGGGAACCAAGCATTTATCCGCCGTTACTGTTTGAAGGATACAATGAAGCGGAAAACACAATAGAGTTATCCAGCCCGTATATTGACAAACTGTATTCTGCATTAATGGAAAGCAGGAGCAAATATATATCACAGAATGAAGCGGGGCGTAAAACTCAATTATATAAGCCGTTTTTCTCTTATCTGATAGACAGTACAATATATGCGAAAAATACCAAACTGGACAAAATAGCCGTTAGGAACGTTGAGATTATCGTTGATTTTATCGAACGGGCAGGGGTAGGAGCACATACACCAAGCATATCCATCAAAACAATAATTGATCGAAACGCATTGCTAAAACAGCAGTTAGCCGAAAGCAAGAACAGAACAAGGGATTTACAACGAGCGTTTGAAAGGACGTATGATTATCTGAGAAGATACACACACTTACAGGATAAGTACAAAGATATCCAGTTGCCGGAACATCCGAAGGATACACCGGGTGTGAGGGATTATAAAACAAAGGTGCTGGTATTCAGACATAAGGGATTAAATAAAGACGGACAATAATAAAAGCAAGTGCGCTGATAATAAGGCGCACTTTTATGTTGCAGGGGGAAAGCCCAGGACTCTTTATCAATCGTCTGCCTTGACTCATAACATAACAGGGAACCTGTCCTTACAGGAACCGGATGCAGTGAAGATACACTGACACGTCAAGCGGACGAAACCGCCCGCAGGCGGATGCCGGTTAGCCAGTAACGGATGATGGTATATCTATGGAACGCAGACCATGAAGCGGGTATACTCCCCACCACCAGCATTGACCGTTAAAGAAAAAATTGAAGAAGAAAAAGAGAAAAGAAAAGGTAGTAGGGGGTATGCTGGATCGGCGTATTGTTTGTGCGAACGGCTGGGGGCAAAGCCCCAATTTGTGACGGTACTATAATATTTGTGGGGGGTTAACAGAAAAGCTTCACGCGGACGGAGCGCTAATAAAAAAGGACTCCCCCAGAAGGGGCGGGATATATTTATTATTTCAATGCTGTTTTTTTCTGAATTCCTATAAAAAGAAACCTGTCCTAAATGGTCTGAAAACGTTCATTTTTCAATGCCTTGTGATATAATATACACATAAGATATACACATAAAACCTACACATAAAATATACACATGTTTTCTACACAGCGAAACAAACCAGATAACGAAATTACCCGCTTCACGGATGCGGTACAGATGTATATGGAAGCACGGCGGGACGGAACGCCTGATGCGATACTGGTAGCGCTGGCAGATGATGTAATCGAAAGCGCAACGGGATATGCCGGCTTATTATGGGATATCTGCAAACTACAGAACGAATTGATACATGAAAAAGGGAATTTACGTTAACAGAGATAAACTGATGATACAGGGAGACAGGCTCCTTCTGGTGCTGACTCCGAAAGAAATCATAGATGCGGTACTGCGTGATGAAGCATTGTTTATCAAATCCTGTAAACGGGGGAAATCAGAACTGCGGTATATGCAGAATGAAAGAAGGATGCAGAAAGCAGAAGAACGGGCAAAGGAAGATATTCGGAGAAATGAAGCGGAGCAGATGCAGGAAGTTTTAGAAAGGGAATGAGTGCTTTTACTCCGATTGGTTACTGTATAAAAAAGGATTATGCTATCAGAACGGCGGAGAAGCCTATTATTTGACCGTTACAGCCTTTTTCCTTATCAGATAGGGTTACAGTATGGGTAAACACAGAAAAACGAAGGAAAACGACAATCTCACTAAATGGAATAACTGGTATTCAGAAGATCGAGACGGTTACCGGAAGTTTGCGGAATCCAAAAGAGAACATAACCGCTTCAATCAGGAAGCATTGACGCAGATATATGACGGCATGCGTGCATATGCCATAGAGAAACAGACCACCTGCAAACCTATGACCATAGGCGGGTTGCAGATTTCCGCCGGTTGCAATAAAATGGATTTCAGCAGGATGCGGAACCGTGAATATGATTGGCGGAAGTATCAATTTATGCACTATAACGGAATCACTGAAGCGGATGTAACCATAAACCATGATGATTTACTGAACTTGGATATCCTGTATTGGATGGATGAAGACGGCGCTTTATGGATTCTTAACACATTCAGCGAAATCATTGAATCATTCTATCTGCTGATACAGGAACAGTTGGAAATGCTATGTTACACTTCAGGCAATCCACGGGGTGCAATCTTCTTACTTAAATCCGTTTTCGGCTGGACAGAAGACAGACCACAAGAACATCAGACGTTCACAGGAAACATACATGTTGCCAGTAAAAAAGAAGCTGAACAGGCACTTAAAGAATACACTTCTTCGGAGTGAAGAGGTTTTACCCACCTCTTTTCTTATAAAATTCCTATAGGGAAACAGCCCCAGAACGGGGTTGTTTTCTTTCTATGGAGCGTGCAAGGGGGTGCATGCAATCGCAACAGAATATAACGTCTTCCGTTTTCCCCTTATCGACTTGCGAATTCCTCAATTTTTCGTTCTATATGTGAAATGGATATAATGAACGTACGGCAACAAAGCCCAGGACACGAAGAAACAACGGAACTTTATCAGGAAATTGTATACAATCCATATTCCCTATAGGATTTTGCAGAAGACCTTATGAGCATCAAAAAAACCATGCTTTACATAAAGCAAAATAGCCTTCTTCCAGCCCCATTTTCCGGCTAAGAATGAGCGTTATTAAACAATGGCGAAACCCGCTTCAGAACATACACATTTTCTATGCACACAAAACCTACACATAAAACATACACACACAAGGGGTTAAAGCTAAAAACACAAGATATTGTGTCAAAAATGGAAAAATATAGATTCGCTCAGCCGGTAAGAAAATTCGCTCAGCCGGTAAGAAAATTCGCTCAGCCGGTAAATTTTTCGGCTGTAACCATTGAAATTTCAACGATTGCGAAAATCTAAATAACTATATATATAGTGGGCGGGGCTTTTGCTGGTGGCAAAGCCCCTTTTTCATGAAACAAACACATGAATTCCTGTAGAATGTAACAAGAAAGAGAACGCAAAATCTCATTTCCCTATAGGAATTTTGTTAAAGAAAAGGATGGTGAAAAAAATGAAATTGACCAGAGAAGAAGCAAGAAATTTCATCAAAGAACATTACACGGTAGCTTACCTACAAATGCGAGGGATACCGACAAACAGAAACATTCCTTGCCTTACGGGAAAGCACACGGATAAAAATCCGTCAATGGGTTTTGATTCACAGGCAAAGCAGATGCATTGTTTTTCCTGCGGGGCAAGGCTGGATATTTTCGACCTAATCGGTATGGACTACGCCATATATGATTTTAACGGACAGCTTAACAAGGCGTGCGATATGTACGGGATCGAGTTGACCAAAGAAAGCACCGGAGAATATCAGCCCAGGACGAAAGCGCCGGCGCATGAAGCGGAACCGGAAGAAGAAACGGACAAGTACGAAGAATATTACAGGCAATGCAATCAAAGATTGCATGAAGTCTATAACGATTCGTTCTATTTGGCGAAGCGGGGAATCTCGCTGGAAGTATGTGACCGCTTCAGTGTTGGATATGATTCAGAATATCGGCAGTATGACGGAGCAAAGCCGGTACAGGCAGTCATTATTCCTAACAGCAACGGATATTTCACACCGAGATCCATAGATCCATCACCGGACGAATTGAAGAACCCGTACCGAAAAGGGGATAAACGGGGACTCTTTAACGCAGAAGCGTTAGAGGATACAGAGCACGCCGTTATTATCTGCGAAGGGGAAATTGACGCATTATCAATAATGGAAGCTGGAGGGATAGCCGTAGGACTTGGCGGAACCGGCGGAGCGAACAAGGTATTAATGGCGTTGCGGAGAAGGAAAAGCAAAACCCCGTTAGTGGTGGCACTGGATAATGACAAAGCAGGACGGGAAGCGACACGGAAGATTGTGCAGGGTGTAAAGGCATTGATAGAAGACGGAGCCGTAAAGGAAGAAAACGCACGGCTGATAGTTGCAAACCCGTACCACAATCTGAAAGACGCAAACGATATGCTTCTGGCTAACCGGCGGTTGTTCCAGAAGGACGTAATGGAACTAAGCACAAATCCCTACAGGTGGAACTATATAAATACTCGTTGTGCAACGTCATATCTGGATGAATTTAGGGACGGGATAAAAGAACGTGCTAACACTCCTGCGATATCAACGGGGTTTAGAAATCTGGATGATGCACTCGACGGCGGACTTTACCCAGGACTCATAGCAATAGGGGCTGTTTCATCACTTGGAAAAACAACACTCGTACAGCAGATTAGCGATAACGTAGCCTTTAGCGGACACGACGTTATTTATGTATCGCTGGAAATGTCAAGGCTGGAGCTTATGGCAAAGAGCATCAGCCGGTTGACATACATAAACACGATTAGTGGAGAATTCGGCGGAGATGAAAGAAACGCCAAAACAACACGGGGGATTCTT